CGTCGCAGGTCCGCCCCCGGTAGCGCCCGCTCGACCTCGGCGGCGTACCTCTGCCCGGCGGTGTCCCCATCGGTCGCGACGTAGACAGGCACCCCCGGTAGCCGAGCACTCCCCAGCGCCCCGAACCCACCCGAGCACGCCCCCAGTACCGCCGTCCCATCCGGCCGACGACACGACAGCGCCAGGTAGTCGGTGATGCCCTCGATCACGACGACCCGCTCGACGCCGACATCAACACCCCGGAGCATCGGCCGCGCGATCCAAGGGTCGGCGAACAGCAGCCCGGTCGCGCGCGTCTCAAACGGCCAGCGCGTCTTGCCCCTGATCGTCTCCTCGGTCGCGCGCCCGTGCATCGACCGGATCACGCCGCCGGCATCGACCATCGAGCAGACCAGCCGCCACGGGGAGCCGCGGTAGGGCCACCATGCCGGCCACGGGTGATGAGATGGCAGCACGGCGGCGGGGATCGTAGCCGTCGCGAACCCTCGACCCATGCACCACTCCGCGACCTCTTGCCGGTCGGCCACCCGCGCGCACGCCCCGAGCAGCATTCGGAGCTCGACAACATCAGGGTACTCCATCTCCGGCTGTGGGGGCCTCGGTGCCGGCGGTGTCCACTTGGCCGCCGTCTGCCCATCAGCCGAGCACCACCCGCCCGCCGCGAGCACCGCCCTGACCCTGCCCCATTCCTCGCCGGTCGTCGCGCGGTCCTTGCCGAGCACGACCCAGCAGGCGAGCCGGATCGCGTCCCCGTGGGCCTTGCAACTCGCGCACAGCCACCCCTTCCCGTTGTGTCGAGGCGTCACCGGCTGGTGGTGTCTATCCGCATGTCCACACGCGGGGCACGGCCCAAACCGGCGCCGGGTCACGTCGAGGCCGAGGTGGCCGGCAACGTCGAGTACGTCGGGGGAGGACGCGCGGAGTTCGTCGGACCAGGTCATGCGCCCGCCCATCGCTTGATCTCTTGCGCTGCCTTTGCGTCGGCGTCGGGGCTGTGTACCACCATGTCGGATCGGACGGTAAACGCGAATACGCCGCCGGTACACATCTCCCGCGCCCGGTTCAGCAAAGCGCCCATCTCGTCGTCGCGCTTTGCTTGTCGCGCGCGACAAAACACGGGCATCCCGTTGCGAATGATGGCCAGCGCCGTCCCTTGTTCGCTCATCGCCGCGCCGATGAATACTGGCGCGGTGACCTCCTCAAACGCGATTTCTGGCGGCACGGGCACGACCAACGCCGGTTCCCATGCCCGCTCGCCCGACTTGAGTTTTTGCAGGGCTTTCAACAGGTCGAACATGTCCGACGCCAGCCCCCGAGTGAGGATCTGGCACCCGGCCAACTTGCCGAGCGCCGCCCGGTGAGTCGTGCCCAGCCGGTTCGACACGCGGACCATCTTGACCAGCGCCTGCCGTTGCTTCGGGCTCGCGTCCTCCAACCGCCACCCGCCGGCGAGACGTTCAGCCGCCTCGCACACGCCCTCCGCGATCAAGGCCTGGTGCAGCTGCCGGACGTAGCGCGCGAGACAGTGGACCCGCGCCGTGATCACGCTCTTGGGCGTCTTGTCCGGCGCTTCCTTCATGGGGTCCGGCGGCTCCTCCTCGACCTGCTCGACCTCCTCGACCGGCTCGACCCATCCCAGCGCCGCCTCGTAAGTGATCTGGAATTTTGACTCCAAGGCGTTCGGATCGAGGATGATCGCTTCGGTCTTGCCCGGGTGCGCCCGCAGGTACCGCCCGAGCTCTTGGATGAACCGGACCCGCGCCCCCACTGGCCGACGCAAGCAGCCCCAGCGCAGCCAAGGGTAATCGACCCCCTCGACCAGCATCGAGACGTGTACCAGGCAGTCGATCATCCCGTCACGCAGCGCCGCGACGTTGGCCTCGCGCGTCTTGGCCGGCATCCGGGAGTGAATCGTCCGCGCCTCGATTCCGTTGGCCGACAGCGTCAGGGCGTACTCCTCGGCATCCCCGATGTCGCTCGCGTTGACGACCCCCGGCCCGCGCTGTTCCCGAGTGCCGAGCGCGTGGATCATCGGGATACACGCCTCGTCTACCTCGACAGCGTCGTCGTCCCAGGGCACAAAGCGCCACGGCACGATCACCCCGTCCCGCAGCGCATCGGCCGGCGAGTACCGGTAGACGACCTCGGCGAACAGGCTGATCCGCTGCTCCTCGACCGAGCGGAACGGGGTAGCCGTGAGCCCGATCCGCCGAGCCGCGCCGAGTCGGTCGGCGATCACGTCGTCGGCCGGATCCTCGCCCTCGACCTGATCCGCCTCAAACGTCGCGCCGACCGCCTTGTGCACTTCATCGGCGATCCAAACGCCGACCTCGCGCCCCGCCTCCCGCAGCACCTCCGACAGCGTGACGACGGACGCGTTGCAGGCAACGATCACCGGCCGTTTCCACTGTTTCGCCTTGGTGTAGTAGCGCCCCACGATGCCCGGCCCGAGCCACTCGGCGATAGTTGTCCCCAACTGCTCCACAAGCTGTACGCTCGGCGTCGTGACCACGATCACGTCATTTGGGTGAGTCTGCCGCCAACACCGGATCAACTCGGCAAGGAACACCGACTTACCCGCGCCAGTGGTCGCGACGATTACGCCGTTCTGGCGAGCCTCCAACGAACACAGAGCCCGGGGTAGCGCCTCGGCCTGCCAACGCCGCAGGGGCTTGGGCGGGTGGTCGCCAGCAAGCAACAGCCGCTCGTACTCCATCGCCGTTTCCTCGTCCATCCCGGCGAGGATCGCGGGTGTTGGGTCGGCGAGGAGTCGGGCGATGGCGGGGTAGTCGATCACGTGTGCTTCCGCAGCCGCGCCAGTGAGACCCCGTGGCGCTCCGGATCAATCTCTGCGCCGACGTAGGCCCGACCCTCCAACACGCACGCCGCGGCCATTGGGGCGAGTCCCGCCCACGCATCGAGTACCAGCGCGCCGGGCTCGGTCCATCGCCGCAGCATCCCGCGCTGCCACTCCATCGGCTTGCGGGAGTGCTCCTCGGGCCTGCTCGCCCAGCCGTTGCCCAGCATGTTTGACGTGTCCGTGTAGGGCGTGCCTTTTTTGACGTAGACGAGCACCGGCTCGGTGTGTCCCTGCCAGTGGTAGCCGACCCCAACGTGAGGCGTTTTCAGCCACGCACCGCCGGTGACGTAGCGCCACCGTGTACCCGCGCCGCCGCTCGTCAGGTGTTCGAGCAGCTTGGGCCACGTCGCCCAACAGACGAGCCGGGCACCGGGGAGCGCGCAATCGTAGGCCAGATCGAGCGCGCGGGTGATGTCGGCTTCGGTCATCGTCCCGTAGCTGCTCGCGGCGTCTCCGGGGTTGGCCTGCCCCTTCCCCGCCGCGCCAGCGCTGTAGGCCCACGGCGGATCGGCATGGACGAGCGCCGCGCCGCGAACGTCCGCGAGCACGTCGAACAGGTCGGCGCATCGGAGGTCGATCCCGGCCGGGGCAGCGCAGGGCAGGCCGACAAACAGGGCGGGCTGTGTCACGCCCCCAACCCCAACGCCGACCGAGCGCACGACAGCCCAACATCGAGCCAGTCCACGCCGTCGATCGCCGTCCCCATCGCCCGGCAGTCGGGGATCGTGAGAGACGCAGCGCCCCTCGCTGCGATCCCGGCCATCCACACCCGGTAGCGCACCGAGAGCAGCGACCACGGCAACAGGTACACCGTCGCCCCGATGTCGAGCAGGATGAACGAGTATCCGCCATGCCGTTCGTGAAGCATAAGCCGGTCAGCCTGGTGCTGGGGGAGGTCTTTCAGCGGCCACCGCGTCTCATCGGTGTGCTTGGCGTCGAACAGGAACGAGACGCGGGACGCCTGCACGTGGTAGTCCGGGTGGCCGCTCTCGGTGTAGGCGACCTTGAGCGCGCCACCCATCAGCCGGCCAAGCACGCGGTAGGGCGTCGGGATGTTGATGCAGCTCGCCAACCCCAGCGCCTCGTAGGTGTCGTGCTGGGTGTTGATGGCGCGCTCCAGGGGCTTTCCGAGGTTCGCGCGCTTGGTCACGAGGTCACCCCCGCCCGCCGCAGCCGCTCGGCCTCGACCCGCTGCTCCCCGTTGGCCCCGTAGGCGTCGAGCAACAGGAGGAGGTCGTCGTGCGTCGGCGACCGCGTCCCAGCTTCCCAGCGAAAGAGCGTCCGCCTGTTGATCCCAATAGCCCGAGCAGCCGACGCGACACCGAAACCCGCGGCCGTTGGTCCGCGCTCCGATGTCGTGCGAAGGTGGGTGAGTAGAGCGGCGAGGGTCATGTGTGATCTCCAGAGCCAAAAACCGTACCGCGCCCGCACGGTCGCGTCAACGAGAATCTTTTTTCGTGTTTCTGCTCCGAACAGGTGGCCGACCGGTCACGCTTCGGAGTAGACTTTCCGTGTCAGTCAACCCCGGAGCCCACCATGACCACCTCTACCCGCCTCCGCCACGTCGCCGGCCTGCTCGACAGCCGGCCCGACATCGACCCGATGAACGTGTACGTCCGACCCGGTCTCATCCAAGTCCAGACGCGCGGGCCGCTGCCCCCGGACGCGAACGGCATCACCGAGCCGTGGCGCCCCTACGCCGGTCCGGTCGGGCCGCAGGAGTCCCGCCACACCAACGGCCAGATCGAGGGCGTGGCGCTCGTCTACGTGGAGCTGCAAGACATCGCGCCCGGCGACAGCGACTACGCCGATCCGACCGCGGCTGGGGGTGCCTCGTGATCATCCCCGAACGCCTCGCCATCGTCTCCCGCCTGGCGCTCGGCAAGTCGAGCCACCCCGCCACCGACGCGCCCACAGACGGCGAGATGTGCGTCATGGAGGCCGTAGCCTACGTCGCGGGGGAGCCGTGGTCGGACGCACCCGCCTGCGCCTGCCCTGTGATCAGCGCGTTCTTGCGGTCCTGGAACGACGGGCTCCCGACCGACGCCGACCGCGTCCGACTGCTCTCCCCCATGATCTCACGGTTGGTCGGCAGCAAGAGCACGCCCGCAGTGGAGGAGCGCCGCTCGTACCTTTCGCTCGACTGGCTGATCCGGGTCTACACCCCGACTGTGCTCATCCTCGTTCCGGCGCTGGCACCAAACGCCGTGGCGCTGCGAGGATTGCCGGAGATCGTAGACCTCACGACCGCGCAAGCGGTTTCGGAGACGGTCAGGTCCGCTCGGGACGCCGCTTGGGACGCCGCTCGGGCCGCCGCTTTCGACGCCGCTTGGGACGCCGCTGGGGCCGCCGCTGGGGCCGCCGCTTGGGCCGCCGCTGTGGCCGCCGCTGGGGACGCCGCTGGGTCCGCCGCTGGGTCCGCCGCTTGGGCCGCCGCTCGGGCCGCCGCTTGTGCCGCCGCTGGGGCCGCCGCTTGGGACGCTCTCGCTCCGACCGTGGCCACCCTTCAAGCGTCAGTCCTTGACCTCGTCGATCGCATGCTCGCGGTGACCGCATGACCACCTCCCCCATCCCCCTCCTCGCCGTCGTCGCCGGCATCGTCCTCCTCGCGCTGGCCATCGCGCTCCAGCCGCTGACGTGGTCGGAACCGGTGCCGAGTGCTGCCGACCTTGCGAACGTTCACACCACCCCCACCAAGGACTGACACCATGCCCCCTCTCTCGATCCCATTCCCCGAGTACCAGACGCTCCACGGCGTCAACTGGTCCACCCTCTCCAAGATGCGCGCCTCCCCGCTGCACTACCGGGACGCGCTCGACCACAAGCGAGGGCCGACTGCCGCACAGGTCACCGGGTCCGCGCTGCACACCCTCGTCTTGGAGCCCGGCGAGTTCGCGACCCGGTACGCCGTCTACGATGGCGAGGGGACGCGCGCATCGAAGGAGTACAAGGCGTTTGCGGCCGAGTGCGGCGACAGGACGATCCTCAAGCGCGACGAGATGGACGAGGTCCAAGCGATGGCCGACGCCATCGACCAACACCCCATCGCCGGCCCCCTGTTCACGTCGGGGTGGGCCGAGCAGTCGTTCACGTGGACCGACTCGGCGACCGGGCTCGCGTGCAAGGGCCGGACGGACTGGATCGCGAACGACGGGATGGGCATGGACTTCCGCAAGGGGACGCCCGGCCAGTTCTACCGGCGCGGCATCCTCGTGGACGTCAAGACGAGCCGCAGCGCCGACGCCCGCGAGTTCGGTCGGGATGCCGCTCGCTACGGCTACCCCGAGCAGCTGTGCCACTACAAGGCCGGTCTGGAGGCGAACGGGTACGAGGTCACGCAGATCCTGTTCATCGTGGTCGAGTCGGACGCGCCCTACGACGTGTGCGTCTACGAGCTCACGGACGACCAGCAGCAGCGCCCGAAAGCCGAGGTAGCCCGGCTGTTGGCCCGTGTCGCCGAGTGCGAGGCGTCGGGAGAGTGGCCCGGCCGCAGCGCCGAGGTGACGCCGCTGGACCTACCAGCGTGGGTGACCGGGTCGGACGATGTCTCGGTGTTGTGGGGTGCAACGTGATCCCGATCCGCACCGAGCCCAAGAGCGACCAGATCAACGCCGACGACCTCGTAGGCGGTCGCTCGATCGTTGCGACGGTCACCGGAGTCCGCCCCGGCCCGGATGCCAAGCAGGCGATCGACCTCGTGCTGTCAGGTCAGGAGCGCGTCTACCGGCCGTGCCTGACGATGCGGCGCGTCCTGATGGCATGCTGGGGCGGCGTAGTCGATGGCCAGCTTGACCCAGCGGCATGGATCGGAAAGCGCCTGGAACTGTACACCGATCCGACCGTGCGCTTCGGGTCCGACGTTACCGGCGGGCTGCGAATCCGGGCGCTCTCCGACATCCAGCGTCCGTACTCGGTGGCGCTCACTGTCACCAAGGGCAAGCGCGCGACGTACTCGGTAGCCGTCCTGCCCCCCGATCGTCCCCAGCAGCCGAGCACAGCACCGACCGCCCTGCCCCGGTTTGTCGAGGCGGTCGGCAAGCTGGCGGACGGCTTGACGGTGGACCTACTGCGCGAGTACCTGGGCGGACATGGCATCGACATTGACGCGCTGACGGCACAGGCGCTCTCGGCTGTCGTGTCTGACCTCCGACAGACCACCGAGATCGAGAAGCTGGCTGGGTGGCTGGCGACTCGGGGAGGCGGTGCGACGTGACCCATACCCCCAACCCGGAGACCACCATGCTCGACCATGACGCCATCGAAGCCCGCGCGAACGCCGCAACCCTGGGGCCGTGGACCGTGTCGCGATCCTCCTCCCACCCCGGCGAGCGGCACATCGAGGCCGGACTTGGCGCGGGTGTTTACGTCGCGATGGACGTGGCGGCCGACGACGCCTCCTTCATCGCCACCGCCCGCGCCGACATCCCCGCCCTCGTCGCCCAGGTTCGGGTGTTGGAGGCCGAGCGCGACGAACTCGCCGCCACCCTCGCCAACGAGCGCGGGGAGGGTGCGCCGCCGAGTGAGGGGTGGTGGTACGACGACAACAGCTGCGTGTGGCTGTGGTCCACGGAGCCCGAGGGCGAGACGAACGATTGGCTTGTCGAGGTCACCAGCGCTGGCGACTGGATCTGGCAGACCATCGGCGGGTCCGGGTCCGGCAAGACGGGCACTCCGACCAAGTACGCCCGCGCCGCCATGCGCGCCGCCGACATCGCGCGGGGTGCGACGTGAGGTGCCCTACATGGCTTCTGGGGTGGCTGCTGGGTCACGATGCTGGCCTGTCGTCACGCGCGATCGTCGCGAAGCTCTCGGGTGTCGCGGGGATTCCGGTCGACTCGCATGGCTGGGCGGCACCGTCAGACTTCGACGACGTCGGCCGCTGCGTTCGCGTGCTGGACCTCGCCGAGAAGCACGGCGAGGGGTGGCGCGCTCGCATGTCGGAGATGTCGGAGATGTCGCCGTCGTGGGGCCGGCTCGTTGCGCGATGGCCGCAAATCGAGACGGCCTACCGATCCCGCAACGGGTACTCGCTGCAGGAAGTCATGAGCGGGTGCGCCGACATCGCGCGGGGTGGCAAGTGACCCCCGACGCCCTCGACCTCGCCCGCCGGATGGTCGCACTGCCGGGGTGGCGGTGGATGCCGGGGATGCTTGCTCGCGACCCGAAGCCGGGCATGGAGTACCGCACCTGTCGCGTGCTTGGAATGGGCGACCCTCTCCACGTAGATGGCGTTATGCGCCCGACCCTCGGAAAGCACGGGTTCACACTAGAGTACGCGATGCGCCCCGGAGCGCCGCCCCCACTGCCGGACCGGCCGTGGGTTCCGGATCTCGACGACCCCGCCACCGGAGGCGCCCTCCTCGCCGCCCTCGGCCACGAAGCCGCGCGGGTCCGGTACTCGCCGAGCCTCCACAAGCAGGCCGCGGGGACACCGTGGCTGGCGGACCTGTTCGGCAGTTCCTGCAACTCCTCGATCACGATGCACGCGAGCATGGGCAGGGCGTGCGCGGCGGTGATGATCGAGCTTGCGGGGAGGGTCGCATGACCCCCTACCAGCGCGGCAACCGCGACGGCCTCCTCTCCCTCGCCATCGACCTCGAGCGGCTCGCACAGGCCGAGCGTGAGGAGGCGGCACGGCTTTCCCGGCACCGGACGATGGGGGAGCGGCTGGCTACCAATCGCCACTTCGCCGCCGACGCTCTCGACCGTGCGGCGAGGGTAGCGCGGACCCGTGCCGAGGCGTTGCCGGACGATCCCGAGGTGCCGCCCACCCCTGACGGAAACTGCCCCGCCTGTCACCGTGACGCCCTCCGCACCGATGGCCGCGGGACGTGGCTGTGCGCGGCGTGCGGGTGGTGGTCGTGAGCCGCCTCCCCCGCGTCGACTGCCGCGAGTGGGCGGGCTTCGATCCATGCTTCGATCCGACCGCGATGGTGCGGCTGTCACCCGAGGCCCAGCTTGTTGCGCCAGGCAACCTCGGGCCCGACGTGTACCAGCGATTCCGGCGGCAGACCGTTTGGGTGACGTGGTGCGGTGGGCGATCGGGGACAGAGTCGTGCCGTGGCGATCCCGATGCTTGACCGTCAGCCCCGCCAAGCCGAGTAGCGCGCCCCGTCGAACGTGAGCGCCTGCCTACACGACGACCCGACGCGCCACGGCTCGCCCAGGGACAGGTGGATCCACGTCGGATTGCCCGCCGTGTGACCCTCCAGAATGACCTGGCCGTACTTGAGCCCCGACTCGGTGACGATCCAGCGGAACACCTCCTCGAGCGAGTGGCCGGGGACGTGCAGATCCGCCGCCTCGCCGCGCATGTGCTGCGACGTGGGGGAGCCGCCGATCTTCGTGTTGACGGCTGCTGACCGGTAGCCAGAGTGGATCGACACCGGGCCGAACCTCGCGCGGACGGGCTCCAGCATGGTCGAGCACAGCGCGGTGAGGGCAGCCAGGTGCTCGGCGGTCGGGGTATTCGGGAGCCCGGTTGCCGTGCGAGTGAGCTCGTCGAGGGTGAAGTGCGGTGAGAGGTTCACGGCGCGATCCGAGTCGAGGTCAACGACAAAAACACCACCGCCGCGCCGATGCACGCGCCGAGGCCGAGCGCGCCGAGATGGGTCACAGGATCACCGCACGAGCCCGCAGCCACTTGACCGCGCGATCCGCGTCCATGCCGACCGCCTCGACAGCCCGCTCGGCCCATGCCTGTGAGCAGCCGGTTCGGCGCACGATCTCGGCGATCACGCTGGGGTACATCACCGCCGCTTCACCTCGACCAGCGGTGCGACGTGCCCCGCGCCCTTGACGAGCAGGCCGAGTAGATCCATGAGCTCGTGCGGCGTGACGCGCTTTCCGCCGTCGCCATCGGGGCTGGTCATCTCGCGGATCTGCGCGACGATGGCGAGGAGGTCGGCGGGGAGGTCGATGAGCTGGTCGACGCGGAGGGGGTGGGGCGGGAGGCGGGTGGCCATCATGGCTCCGGCTGGTCGGTGAGAGGGTCGCTCTCGGCCGCGCCGGCCGTAGGAGTCAGCCGGCGCACGCCTTCGACCGCCGCGCTGGGGTCGACGCCGCGGGACGTGGCCAACAGGAGGATCAGGAGCAGCAGCACCACGAGCCCGCCGGTCAGGATCCCGCGCCGCTCCCACGTGCCGAGGCCCCCCGCTTGGATCACGGCCAGCTGAGTCGAAAGTTCCGCTTGCTTAGCGATCAGTTGGCCCTGCTTCTCTTCGAGCCGCGCGTGAGCCTCGCGGCTCTCGGTGGACATCGTGCCGAGCGCCGAGACCAGCGCGGACTTGAGATCGCGGCCGTCCTCGCGCCGCTCCTGGTGCTGCTGGGCCTGTTGCGCTGCAAAATCAGCGAGATCCACGGTCCACCCAGGCTCGATACAGGTGGTCGCACCGGAGGCTCACGTGATCACCAGCATCGCGAGGTCGATTGACGCCGGCTGGAGTCCGCTCGTGCTGGTACACTTCGCGCGCAAAATCCAGTAGCGATACTTCGTCGTCGTCGTCGTGTCGGTGCCGGCATCCTTGAGCGTCAGGGTGGCCGCGCTCTGGTAGGTCGTCGCCGCTACCGGCGATCCGCCCGCGTTGCCGGTCATGCTGAACGTCCAAGTTCCTGCGTCGCCGGGCAGCCGGTTGACGGCGTCGGCGAGCCGAAGCCGCAGCGCCGCCTGCGACGGCAAGAACGTGGAGCCCGAGCCTGCGTCGATGGTCGCGAGCGTGAGCGCCCCCGGGGCCGTGGCATAGCCGTTCGCGCACAGCGCAGGCCGTGAGGTGTACGGGGGGCCGTAGGACTCGCGGAAACCGGCGATGGTCAGGCTCGACCCGCCAGCCGACGACGTGTGATTCTGCGCCCACACACAATCGTAAATCAAGGGCTGGATTGGAACCGCAAAGGTGGCGAGCGGCACCCAACCCGTCGTCGGCTCGGTCGCCGAGTTGGTGGTGTTGTACTCTGAGTAGGCATATCCCGAGGAAATCGTCACGCGCAGCCACACCGAACTACCCGGTGTCAGGGCGGCGGATCCTCGGACAGACCCGTTGCCGGCTGCCTCCAGCGTCCCACTCGAGTAGTAGTACCAGCTGGCATACTGCGCCCCCGCGCTGGACAACTCGTACCAGAGCCCGGTCCCGGCCAAGTTCGTCGGGCACGTCAGTCTGCGCACCGTCTGGTAGTACGGCCCCAACTCGATGGCGCGCACGATGGCGTAGCTGCTGGCCAGACCGTTTCCGTAGCCTGCGTTGGCAGTCAGCGTGAGCACGCCGCCCGTGACCGAGAGCGCCGTTCGGTTGGCGGTGTTTCGTTGGGTCCACGTCGCCAGCGACGCCACCGACGCCTGGTCCGCGCCGAAGTCGGTCGGGGCTGCGAGGACGACGACGGACGGCGCGTAGGTGCATCGCGCGAACTGCCCGGAGGTGCCCGAGGCGAGCACGGTGACGATGTCGGAGGGCATGTAGATCGAGGTGGACGCCGCTGGGGCCGCCGCGGTGATCATCGCCTGCACCGTCGCGCGGGAGATCCCCGAGCCGACGATCCCGCTCATGCTGGCACGCGCGCGGGGTTGACCGCGATGTAGATGCTCATCCCGCCGGCCGATGGGACGATCGCGATCGTGGATGGTGCGCCCTCCGTGGTGTCCCAGGGAATCGGCGTCCACTGGTCGGCCGGGCAGATCCCGAACTTCGTTTGTGCGACGGGGTCGAAGATTGGCGACGTGTCCGCGGGGTACGGCGAGTAGTCGGGGCTCACCCAGTACGCATCCGACGTGATCGGGTAGATGCTCACGGTCAGACCGCTACCCCGCGTGCCTCGCATGGCGGTAGGTAGGACCACTCGGCGGGGCTCGGTCGCGTTGCCAAGCGTTTCCTTCCTGACGAGGCCTGGAGTGGTGACAGCGGACAGGTCGAGTGCGGCCATAGGGGGCTCCTGTTGCGCTACACTACCACGATTCGCGCAAGAGCGCCCCCGTCCGGCGCCCTTCTCGGCAGGGTCCGGTTTCGGCCCGGGGGAAGCCTAAGCCGCTGTCTCGCTGCATGTCCAATGGGTGCGGCCAGCGATTCGGCGGGCTTGGAACGGATGACCATCGCCGCCCGGTGATCGTAGCACGTCACGGAGACAGGCGGAACGTCACCCCGTCGATCCCCGTCCCGTCTATCTGCACGTTCTCGACCTGGCAGATCACGCCGTCGAGACTCACCAGCGAGTCTGTCAGCCGCACGACCTGCCCGCGCTGGAGTCCGTAGGTGCTCGGGACCAGGTAGGACACCGACAGCCGAGGAGACGTGTACGCCCTCGCTTGCCACGCGAGGATCGCCGCAGCCGTCGCCGCGTCGTACACGATCACGGTCTGCGTCCGGCGTTCGATCCTGCCCCATCGCCGCTCACTGGCCGCGCAGTACGGGCACGTCGATGCGTCCCGCGTGACCGTCTCCGTGTAGCTGCCCGTGCGGACGCTGTAGCGGTACTCGATGGCGAATGCGTTGGCCACCTGCGAGGAGTCCGTCTTGATGGCGCTCGCTCGGCTAATGGCCGGATCGGCGTCGGCGTCTACCACCGCGGTAACGTCAGCAGCCCCGAGATCGTACCGCCATACCACCGGGTAGTCACCGGCCGGACCCGACTCGACCGACAGCGGGAGCAGCGGGTAGACCGACGACCGCAGCCACTCCAGGCAGGGCGTCGGGGTGTCGATCACGCAGTCGAACCGGTAGCTCGTGAGCAGCCGAGCAGACGCCTCAAACCGACCATGATCGACAGGTACGCCGGCCCGCTGGAGGACGTAGCGGATCACGTCGCCGGCTACCGGGGAGAGGCCGGCGATCCCATCCGACGCGCCCGGGCCGCGCCAAGACGCGAACACCGCCGACGTGGTCGGGGCAGCTGTCGATCCTATGATCGTCACCGGCTGGTAGAGTTCCGGCGGCAGGTTCGGGTTCGCGTCGGCTAAGTTCGCTTGGATCTGGCAGTTTAGCCCGTAGTAGTACCCGTCCCCGTCGGTCGAGAACGACGACACCGCCGAGCCGCTGCCGAGCACATCCGTAGGCGTCCAGTCGATCCCCTCGGTCACTACCGCTACCGCTTGCCCTCGACCGTCGCGCGTGTTGTAGACCCGGAACCGGTGCCCGTTTACGTCCTTGTCCCCCGACAGCCATACATAGTCCGAGCCGCTGACCGCGTGCCCTGCGACCACCAGCCGCAGGTAGTTGATCGCTCCGTCGCCCTGGTGCATCGCCCAAACCGCTTGGCTGCCGGTCACCCAGTCGTCCCCATCGATCCGGCCCGGAGATCCAAACACGATCGGGTAGCTCTGCCCCTTGTCCTCTTTGGCGAGGTGAGGCAGGGAGTCTGCCGGGTCGAGGTTGGTCACGTCGATCACCTCGGTGACGCTCGGCAGGTTGACGGCGTCGGAGGTTGCGGCCCGCTCAATCGAAAACCGCACCGGCTCGCCCAGCTCGCCCCACTCGGCACCCGTCACCGTCGCCGACGCAAGCACGATCCGCCGGCCGTAGTCGTCGCCCTCCGTCCACAGCGCGAGTTCGGCGGCGGACCCGTCGAGCACTACCCCAGCAGCCACCAGCGCAGCCACGTCCACCGGTAGGATCGCCTCGACCGGCACCGAGAGCGGCCCCGAAGTCGACAAGAACGTGAGCGCCGAACTTACGGTGAGATCGTCAATCCCCGCGGAGTACGGGTAGACGCGCCCGGTGCTGGCGTCGGCCACGTCGACGGCGTCGGTGGCCACGCGCACTACCTGCCCGTCTACGTGGATCGTGAGGAGGAGATGCGAACTCACAGCACCTCCTCCAGCCGCACCGTGCCGACCCGCACGTATTCGCCCTTGCCGCTCACCTGGTGCTCGTCGCCGCAGACCACGTCGGTTTGGATCGTGTCGGTGACGATGTCCCCGTACAGCATCAGGTCAGCCGACACGACCAGCGAGGTAGTCGCCGAGCCCGGGACCGCCACCGCTGGCAGGTAGACGACAGGCGTTACGTCATTCTCGGCGACCACGCCGAGGATGTCGCCGGACAGCGCCGCCGGGGTGCTGATCGGAGTGCCGCCCGTGTAGTCGAGCACGTAGTCGGGCACCGCATCATGAACGTTGCTGCCGTCGATCCCGTCCGTCCACGACACCTGCACCGCCCGCGCCGCCCGACCGAGCCGGCGCTGGGTGCGCGTCCCGTTGCGCGCCGTCGTCGTCAGCACGTTCGTCGCGCGGCTGTACTGCCGCTCGGTGTCGGGGTCGCCGAGCACGACCAGCGGCCCGATCACGATGGCGCCGATCGTGTAGTACCCGTCAGCCGTTGGGCTCGACGGAATGTGCAGGCTGTACCGGCTATAGCCAGTGGTCGCACCCCGGAACACGACACAGGCGCGCGGGGTCCAGATCTCCGACGCGCTGCCCGAGGTCGCATCGCCGGGCGTGTAGCTCTCCAGCGTCACCACTGGGCGGGTAGTCGTCGCCGCCGCGCCCGTCCACCGGCCGCCCGTGTTTGTCTTGATCCGCCGGTACTGGCCGGCGGCGAGCTTGATCGTGTACCCGGCGAGCTCCCCGCGGTCCAGGTAGTCCGTGATCGCCGAGCCGCCGCCCGTCCCGCAGTACACGATCTCACCCTGCCGCGTGTACTTGATCCCGGCCGTCGCGCCGAGTCGCAGATCGATGGTCGCGATCGTCACCCATGCCGCGCCGTTCCAGCCGGCGAGCGTTGCCTGCTGAAAGTTGCACCCGTCGATGTAGACGCCCGCGAGGGGGCTCTGCATCGTGGTCGCCTCGTCAAACGTCCACACGATCCGCTGGCTCACCGTGTCCGCCGTGCTGCGCCACGTCCGGCGGGGGCTCGCGGATACGGCGGGGTCGGTCAGCGAGACCGCGTAGCCGTGCTCTACCGGGGCCGTCCACGTCTGACCGGTAGCCAGAGGACCAGCGAGACCCGACACCGACACGCCCGTTTCTGCCAGCGGCGTCGGGTAGGGCGACACGGGCACGCCGAGCAGCCGCGCCTTTGACGTGTAGGTCGAGAGGTATATGTTGACGCCGCAGTCGGAGCCCTCGGCGTACTGGACCAAACGCACGTTCGCGTCGGTGGTCGCGCTGCCGGCGATCGTCCCGAACTGGATCCGGTCGGTCGTGCTCGCGCCTTGGGTGAGAGTGGTCGCTTGGTGGATCCGAATGAACTCCCGATCCGCCTTGCTGCCCCAAGGACGGTACCAGGCTTGGCAGTCGCCGGACAGGGCGCCGCCGACCGTGTCCCCGATGCCGAGCATGACCTGCACGCCCGTCGCCCCGGCCGTAGTCGAGACCGTCGCGAGGTCTACCCCGCTCGTCACGTCGCGGAACACGATCGAGGTAGGCGTGACGAGCACCCGCACCTCGTAGGACGATGGGCCAGCCGCTCCGATCCGTGCCTGCACGTAGGCGTTTCCGACCGCCGCCTTTAGGTCGGCGAGGAGATGCAGCCCGTTCGCGTTGCTGGTGGTCGGGGTAGCCGTCCACGTTGCCGAGTCGAGCACGCCGCCGTGTTGGACCCGCGCGCCGTTGCCTGTGAGCGTGATCGTGGGGGCACCGACAGCCGCATATGTCCACGTCGCGCCCGTGGCCTCGGGGAGCGCGTAGGGGAGCCACGCCACGGTGTAGTCGCCCACGTAATTGGGGACGGACAGCGCGCCGTAAAGCTGCGGCCGGCACACCGTCGTATCGCCGCCGAGGTACGCCACCGCCAGCGATGCTGTAGCCGTCGAGGCGTTGAGCGTGTGCGCGAGGATTACGCGCGCGCCTTGCCACGCTGCGGCCATTTGCCGGGGTCCGCGAGTAGCGTCGGCGCAGTCGTACCACTGGCGCGACTGGAGCGCCCACGTTGCCCCGCCGTCGTCGCTGCGGCTGACGAGTCCTTGGCGCGTGCTCGCAAAGTTGAGGCCGAACAGCCAGAGCGTACCGGCGTGGTCCACAGTCAGCGCGAGCTCGCCGGCAGTCAGCACCGATCCCGACCCGCCAGCGCGCGTGCCCCACCGCGCCGTGTCGGAGGCGGCTTGCGCGAGGGTCGGTTCCGTGTACATAACGAAATCGAACGCGGACCCGATCCGGCGGACGTAGGGCGGCACCGTCGATGGGCCGGCGGTGTCTCGGGCGGTCTCCAGTGTCGCGACAACGAACCCGGAGCCGCCCGGGGCTGCGACGACCTCGGCGTATCCGGCGTCCCGGTCTACTACCGTCGAGACCAGAGCGAACGATGCGCCGTTGTCAACGCTGGCAAGCTGGATCACGGTGTCGATGCCGCCGCCGGTCAGGTATGCGAGTAGCAGGATCTGGCCGTTGGAGTAGGCGGCGCGGACCTTCATAAGCGAGTAGACGAGCACCCACGTCTGGATCTCAAAGTCGCACACGGCCGGCGTGCTCCACGTCGCGCCGTTGTCGCTGCTGATCGAGGACAGGAACCCGTCGAGCGCCCCGAGCCACACGCACAGGAGGCGGTCTCCTGGCAGGTTGAGGAGGCAGGGACACGCGCGGATCGGGCTGGCGTAGTAGGCGCTCCCGGCATCGTACACCACCCCCGACGCCGTCCACGTCCCGCCGTTGGTCCGGGTGTAGGTCGCCACGTACCGCTCGGAGTGCTGGACGACCAGGTAGGCAGACCCATCAGCCCGGGAGACGACGTGCGGGTAGAGCCATTCGTTGGCCGTGGTCGAGCGGTCGATGAACTCGAACTCGCTGATGGCGGTCGGTGGATCCCAGCCGCGGTACAGCGCGTCCCCGTCGCGCGTCCAGACCACCCCGGGGCCGACTGCGATCCCGGGCGGCGTGTCCGCGAGCAAGTCCACCGACGCGCCCGGGTTCCCGCCGCGCACGCACTCAAGCGCGAACGACGGATCGCCGGTCGGGGTGCCGGACAGGATGATCGCGGGCGTCGTCGTGCTGCCCGGAGTCACCGCCCCGATCAGCCGCTCGGCCTGCGTGTAGTCGGCCCCGTCCGTGCCGCTCGCGACGAGGGATGCCGAGCCGAACCGGGTATCGAGGGTGAGCAGGGCTCGGATCGTGGATGGAGTGAGATCGGCCATGTTGCCCCCTAACCGGTGGTACCGCGGCGGTTCGTTCGGTGACCGACTACCCGGCCGCTCGACAGGGCCGACGACAGCGCGCCGCTCGACCGCAACTCCCGCTTGATGGCCTCGTCGACGACCCGGTGGCCGAGGATGACCGGCGCGGGGCCCTGGTAGCCGCCGCCTCCGGTCATGCCCGCGTTCAACTCGCGCACCTTGCCCACGCCTACCGCGGCCGTCGCCGTCGTCGTCAGCACCGACTCTCGCTTGAGCACCCGCGCTGACTGCTCGTCCGGCGCGTACCCTTGGTGAAAGCTCGGCTGGGTCGCGGCGATGGTCCCGATCTGGACCGCCGACGCTGCGCCGGTTGCCGCCGCCATGATGTAGCTAGCCGGCGGACCAGCCGGGCTGGCGAGCGCCTCGTTAATCGCCAGCGCACCCGCGATCGTGGCCTGTGCGAGCATGACGCCCTTCTGCACCGAGAACTGGGCAAGGGCAGCACGCCGGCCCTCGCGCGTCGTCGTGTCGTGCTGCTTGCTTGTCGCAGCCACGATCGAGTCCCCGAGCGAGATGAACGCGCCCCCGATCGCCTGCTGCTGCTGTAGCCGGTCGGCCATCGCCTGCTGGTCGAGGGCGTCTCGCTCCGATGCCGCGCGCTCCTGTAGGGCGCTCTTCGCCGCCTGGTACTCGGCCTCCGCGGCAACATCCGTCGCCCGGTGCTGCGCGTCGATCGTCTCGCGCGCCGATACCGTCGAGGCGTAGGTGCTCGCCTCGTCCGCCAGCGCCTGCGACTTGGCCAGCGCCGCCTGCCGGTCGAGGTCGATCCGGTCCATCTCCCCGGCGAGGCTGTGCTTGCTCTGGTCCTCCATGCCCTGCAACGCGCTGATCGCCGAGTTGTAGCCCTTTACGTTCGCCTCGGCCGCGCGTTCGGCCCGCTCCATCTCGGCGTTCAGCGCGGACAGGTCGGCCTTGGCGGCCTTGGCCGCTGCCGCCAAGGCCTTGGATGCGTCAGCTTGGCCCTTCTCGGAATCGCTCGCTCCGTCGATGGCACCCCGGAGCGTGTAGTTCTCGACCGAGAGCCGGGCCAGTTCGTTCGCCTTCTGGTGGACCGCCCCGATCTCCTTGTCGATCTGCCCGATCCGGTTCTGCGCAAGTTGGCCCTCAAAGTTGTCCATGTTCGCGGACGCCGCAAGGGTCTGCATCAGCCGATCCTTCTCCTCGCGCAGACCCTTGGTCGCCTCGGCTTCCTTCTCGTCTGCGATGGCCGACAGGTCGGAAATCTGGATGTACTTCTTCGCCGACCCGGAATCGAGTGCCGCGTTCAGCCGCTCCTGTTCTTTCCGGGCGGCGTCGATCGCGTCGTCCATCGGGGCGAGCGCCGCGGCAAACGCCGAGTGGGCCGCGCTCGCCGCCTTGCTCGCCGCCGTGTAGTCGTCCATGACCCCGACGAGGGAGCCCATCGCGATGGCCCCCGCCGCGAGTACCGGAAGGGATGCACCGACAGCCGAGGTCAGCATGCCGCCCTCGATCCCGAAACCCTCAAACGCCGAGGTGAGCCCAGCGATCGAACTTGCCGCCGCCCCGGCTTCCGGGCTGATCCGGCTTAGCACCCCCCCAAGCGGCCCCAACGCCTTGAGCGCCTTTGACCCGCCCGTGCCGAGGTTGGCCGACGCTTCTGCCGCGCGCTCCAGCCCGTTACCTCCGGCCTTTCCGGCCTTGCCCATCTCGTCGCCCAGCTTCTTGGCCTCCTTCTCGGCATCCCGCAGAGCCTTGCCGAGAGATGCCGAGATGGCCTTGGCCTCCTTGTCCGCGCCCGGGGACAGGCGCTTGAGCTCGGATAGGGCTTGCTGTACCTTGAGATCGACGTTTAGCGAAATGTCAGGCACGGGGCACCTCGATAGCGGTTGCGGTCTTGGCCATCGCGGCGCCGATCTTGGGGAGGGCCGCCGTGATCACCCGCTTACCCGGCGCGAACACGAAGATCGGAGACAGCTTCTTTCCGTCGCTGGCCCGGGGATTCTGGACCTTGATCACGTAGTCGCCCTCATTGATCTCGGGGCTCGGCACCTTCCAAAACTTCCCGTCCCGCTTGGCGCGGCAGTACCGCGTAGACTTCGGGGCCGCGTAGTACTCGGACTCGCTCACGACCCGGAGCGCGACCGAGTTCGGCCCGGCTCGGTGGACGTAGGCGGCGGGCGCGAGGTTCTTTTTTCCGACCCGCCTCGTGTCGCTCGATCCGACCGTCACCCGGATCACACCCCGGGCGGCGTCGATCGTCGTCGTCACCGCCATCTGACCCGACTGCCCGGTACGGCGCTCGACACCCGCCGAGCTGTACCAGCCCGCCTCGGCCTGCCGTGCGACCGTCTCCAGTTCGGCACGGACGATGCTGATCGCCTCGCCCGCAGCCTTCTGGATCGCCGCCTCGGCCCACGCGGCGAGGTCACCGGTCAACTCGACCGACGCCCCGCCGTCACGGTAGCGGATCGCGCTCATCGCCGCACACCCGCCGCCGCACGCTCCAACGCCTCCAGCCCGCTCTTGGGCTTCTCCTGTGGGGCATCGTGGGCGTACATCGCGAGCATTCGGGCCTGGTGGTGACGGGGTAGGTGAGCGAACCAATCAAGGTCGCCCGATCCATAACGCAGGCTGATCCGCAGGGCCGCGAGGTTTAAGACGCCTCTCGGCCCGGTGATTTTCCCAGCTCGTCGGCTACCTCGTCGGGGGTCGGCCACGCACGCGAGGCTAGCAGCGGACGCAAGTACTCGCGCGCGGCGACCACCTCGGCCACCGGGACGCCCTGCGCGTGGAGCCACGCGTAGACCGCCCGGCCGTAACCGAGGGGGCTGTAACCGTGCTTGGCGTAGTCGATGCCGGCGCGGCCGACCATGCGACCGAGTGCCGGGCAGCACGTCGCCAGCATCGCCGCGCCGATCCGGGCGTTGGTGACCGGGTCGTCGTCGGCGTCGAGGCTGGCGAGAAGGAGCTCCTCCAACAGCGCGTAGTCGGACGGAATGACCACCGGCAGCACCTCGGCGCGTGGGCCGGTCGGGGTGCTGACGTGGATCGTAACGGGCTCGGGCGGGGGTGCGGTGTCGCGCATCGTCGCCTCCTATGGGATCAGGTGAACGCGATCGAGTCGGTGGAGAACGGCTTTGCCCGGATGTTGATCGTGAGGGTGGACCCGTCGTCGCCCTCGGCGATGTCGATCGTCACCTCGCAATACTTCATCGTGACCTTCCGGTCGTTCGTCGCGCCGTAGTCCGACCGCTCGACCGCCCACTCCAGCGTGTAGTGCAACACGTCGCCGCGCGCCACGGGGATCGTGCTCGTCGGGGCGGCCCAGTCGTTCTTTCGGAGGGCTACGTCGAGGATCGTCGCGTCCCCGGTCTCGCCGGTCAGCGCCGTCAGGTGCGCGGTGAACGAGCACTCAAGGATCTTCCCCTTGGTGTACCGAGAGCCGATGTACTTGCCGCGCGCGAAAAAGTCCGTCACCTCCTGCATGGAGGTCCGGCCAGAGGTGAGGCCGCCGTTGAGCCCGGGCAGCTTGAAGTCCCCGTTTGTGAACGGGAGCGCCAAGGTGAGCGCGGCGCCGTCCTTGATCGTCAGGACGCCGTCGATGCCGACGACAGGGGAGAGGGAGACGACAGCCATTGGAGACTCCTACAGGGTGTAGTGGAGGGCAAGAAACGTGATCGTGAGCCAGATCCAGCCGTCCGCGCCCGGCGTGCGGGTCGATTCAACGGGGGTCAGCGAGGCGAGCCGGGGGTTGAGCGCGCCCCAATCGGAGGTCTGGAGGGCGGCGACCACCGTGCGCTCGATCCCCAGCATCGTGTCGTATCCGGTGACGCGGTCTTTCGGCGGCAGGTGGTACGCGATCACAATCTCGATCTGCGTCCGGCTTTGCTTGCCGCGCGCCGTGTACTCTTGCGACGGGGAGCCGACCGCGTACTCCAGGTGCACCGGGGAGTGCGTCTCGGCTCGGATCATCTCGATCGGCTCGGCGCTCTCACGGGTCAGGACACCGGTAGCCAAGAGGCGAGCGGCGACCTGCGCGCGGACGGCGGCGATCGAACTCATCGGACACCGTACCGACCGCCGAGCCGGCTACCTGCCCACGTCGTCGGGATCCCAGCCTGCCGAGTGCCGGCCGGGGCCATCGCCTTCCCGGTCGTCTGATCGCGCTGGGGGTACGTCAGGATCGACCACGCATCGCTGGCCTTCCTTTCGTAGTGCTGCATCATCTCCCACTCGGCCGACGTGCTGCCGCCGGTCGCGAAGTCGGCGAAGATCATGGCGAGGGTTTCGTACTGATGTACGTCACGCAGCGCGCTCGGGCTCATCACGAGCCACGGCCGCTTGCCGGTGTTGATCAGCCGGGACTCGACCCGCGCCCATGCCTCGTCCAAGTAGTCCTGGTAGCTGGACTCCGTAGACGGACGGCGGGCGGTCAGGTCCGTGTGAGCCCGCAACAGGTCGGCGTCCGTCACCACAGGGTAGAGCCGGCGATAGACGAGCGAGCCGTCGCGGCAGAACGTGCGGACGACCGAGGCGATCGTAAGCGCCCACTCAAGCCGCCAGCCGTCCTCGGGCTGTAGTGCCGAAAGGGCCGACGCCGAGATCGTAGCCGTGGCGACACCCCCGACGAACGACACGGCGCCGACCGATACCGATGCGTTCGACGCCGTCCACACCGTGAGCGTTCCGGCGGTCGGAGTCACGATGGCGCCCGCGTAGTACACCGGGCACGTAACGACGTTGTCCCGGCCGGCCTCGATCATCTCGGGGCCGACCAGGCGGGCAGCGTAGATCGTCTCGCTGCCGGACATCAGGCTACCAAGCCATCCAAGTGTTTGCCGAGCCGGACAAACACTGGAGGATCACGCCCTTCCCGGAGCCCGAGGAGTAGGCGGCGTTCGCTCCCGCACCGTTGATCGTGCCGCCGCTGGGCGGGTAGACCTTCAAGATCTTGTTGAAAACGAGGTTGCCGATGCGGATCACCTTGCCGGTAACCTTGTCTGTCGCGTGGATGATCACGCCCTTGGTGTCGTCCGCGCCGGTCACCGGGTAAGTGCTCGACGTGCCTGCGGGGAGCGTAGCGGCGTCCCCGTTGTTCGCCCCGGCGGCGGCCGTCGATGCCCCGGGCACGATGATCTCGCCGGCCATCTGGATGTGACCGCCGAGCTGGGTGCCGGGCGCGGCGTCCGGATCGTCGGTGACGACGACGCCAGTGAACCCGATAGCCGAGCGGTTGCGGGAGGTAAGTTCGGGGGTAGCCATCGGAGACTCCTACTTTTTTTGCTGACGTTGAAGGTCGCGGATCGCTTTCTCGCGAAGGTCGGCGGACTTGCGGACGGCGTCGGGGCCGGCGTGCTCGTGGATCCGGCGGGCGAGGCCGTCAGCCCCCTTGCGGGCCTTCTCCTCGTCGGTCACGGCTTCACCGGGGCGCGCTTGGCCTTGGCGGGCGGGGGCTCGCCGGACTCGGCGGCGTCGATGGCGTCGAGCATGGCTGCGGCGGACTTGGCGCGTCGGGCGGCCTTGCCGTCCGACGTGCTCTCGCCCGCGTCCCGGTCGTGCTCGTCTTGGATCTTGGCGCGCTGGTATGCCTTGATGTCGGGCTCGATCTGCGAGATCCGGTGCGTCGCGATCATCTCGCGGAGGAACTCGTACTCGATCTCGGCGTCGTACTTGACCTTGATCTCACCCGCGACGACCACGGGGACCATCCACTTGGGGAGGTAGATCACCGGCACCTTGCCGGATGCGGAGGGCTGGCCGTCGTACTGGCTCACGTAGTCGGCGGCGTTCAGCAGCACGGTCCAGCCGCGCTGCTGCATCTCCACGATCGCGAGGCCGTAGCTGCCGTCCTTGTCCACGCACGACACGCCGGGGACCAGGTGTAGCGGGGCGAGGTAGGGGAGCCACTCGCCGGCAGACTCGCGGAACTGCCACCGCTTGGGGTGGTACATCAGCCGAAAGTCGGGGTATTCCGCCGGGTTCAGCGCGAGCCCGGCGCGGTTGCTGCCGGTGCCGGTGTAGGTCTTGGGCTGGAAGTCGTTGACGATGGGCATGGTGTCGATGCTCTCGGGTGATGGGGACGAGGTGCCGGGCGATCCTTGCGAATCGCCCGGCGGTAGGGTCAGGAGGCGCGGGTCGTGATCTGGACGCCCATCGAGTCCTGGAGTTCGGCGAAGCCGGCGTACCAGTTGCCGATCACTTTGGTGATCGCGCCCTCGGGGGTGCGTCCGAGCTCGACCACCATCTTCGACCCGGCCGGCATGACCAGCCCGCCCGCGCCCATGATCGGGGCCGGCGTGCCGTCCGCGTACCCGATCGCGCCGTAGCTGATCAAGAACCCGAGCTTGTCGCCGCCGCTGGTGACGACCCGGCTGGTCACGAAGAAGTCGATCCCAAGGAACGACCCCGCGTAGCCCTGGCCCTTGATCGCCATCATCTCGGGGGTCGCCGCGATCCACTGGAGCGCGCCGGTCTCGGCCCGCAGCGAGCTCTGGAAGTCCGACAGCTGCTTGGGCGAGATCACCGCAAGGAACGGGCCGGGGGCCGACACGCTCTCGAGCTGGGCGATCGCGCTGAACAGGTTGGTGACGGTGAACGCCGTACCCGAGGTGCCGACCGTGTTGGAAAACGTCGAGCCGGAGGTCGCGATCATCGCCATCGCGCGGATCCGGACGGCGCCCACCATGTCGTCGGTCAGGTAGGAGACGAGCTCCTGCACGTTGCTCCACACCGTCGCGGCGAGGTCGGTCGGGCCGCGGTAGAGCGCCTGCCGAGCGACCGTGATCGAGACGTTGGCGTTGGTGAGCGCCACGGACTCGACCGAGACCCCGTCAGCCACGGCGGCCATCGCGTCGAGGCCGGCACCGATGATGCCCACCTTCTTGACGGTGGACCCGCTGCCTCGCACGTCGCCAACGTAGGCGATCGCAGGATGGCCCATCAGGCTGGCGCGGTCGCCGAGCTTGAGTTGGAGCTCCGCGGCGAGGGTGGAGGCGACCGTGAGGTCGGAAAGCGAGGCGTAGGTGATCGGAGCGTCGGCCATTGTGGCACCTGTAAAGCGAAGGGTGAGCGAAAGAGGATCTGGTCTTTCGCGTGTTTCGCTTTTTACGGGACTCGACCCGAACGCTGATACCGAGAATGTAGAGGGCTACGGCCGGTGTGTCAAGCCCGCAGCCCGGACAGGTGAGCAGCGCGGACCTTTTTGTAGCGTTCGATCCCCTCTGGCGTCCGCATCATCTCGGTGATCTCCGCAGCCGACAGAGGGCCGTTCAGCGGGGCGCTCGACCCGGCGCCCGCGTTCGCGTTCGGTGGCGCGACCTTGGCCGGCTCGGTCTTGGTGGTCGTCGCGGTCGGTGTCGGCGTCGTCGTCGCAGCCGGCGGGAGGTACGCCTGCACACCCTTCGGCAGCGCGGCACGGTCCTGTAGCCACGTCGCAAGGCTCGGCTTGTCGGCGCCCTCGGCTGGCGTCACCCGGCCGTAGGCGTGCGCGATAATGTCGGCCGCTTCGGGGTCTGTGATCCCAGCAGCCAGCAGCGCGCGGTCAGTCTGCCACGCCGTCTCCTTCGCCGCCCACTCGGCCGCCGCCTTGAGGTGGGTCTCGGTCGCGGCGGAAAGCTGCGCCTGGAGCGTCGTTACCTCGGCCAGCTTCGGCCCGACCGCGTCGAGCTGTTGGCGCAGGGCTGTGCGCTCTGCGGCAAGGGCGATGATCCGCTCCTTGGCGCGCGGGGTCGCGTCGTCGGGGATCTCGTTCGTGCTGTCGTCGGTCGTGGTGTCGCTCACGGGTCGCTCGGGTCAGAGGGTGGAGAGGGCGGTGCGCTCGGCGTCGATGCGCGCGAGCTCTTGACGGGCGGTCGCCTCGGTGATGCCGGGGTTCAGCTCCTGGTAGGCCTTGACGCGCGAGATCAAGCCGGCGTTCCGTATCTCGATCACGTTCGCCCGGCGGGCGGCCAACTCCTCGGGAGACAGCGGCATGTCACGGTAGCGGACCTGGTACCCGAACTCGGGGAGGTTGCTCCCGGTTGCCCGGTTCAGAATGATCGCCGTCGTCTCGATCATGCGCTCGTCCACCGGCCGGAAGATCGGGGCGTACCGCTTGGCCGCAGTCCGCTTGCCCTCGTTCGACAGCGCGATCGCGTAGCCGCTCTTAGCGGTGCCGCCCATGCGCTGAATGTCGGCCGGGGGTAGGCCGGCGTCGATGGCGATCCGGTTGGCGAGGGCCGAGATCACGCCCTCCAACATCGCCGGGTCCGCGCCCGGCTGGAACTGCGAGATGATCGGCTGTCGGCCCTCTTGCGTCGACTCGGCTCGCATGATGACGGCCGGATCGGCGATCACCTCCATGCGGGACGTGCCGTCGGGGCTCTCGATCGTGCCAGCGCCGACGAATCCGCAGTCAAGGGTATACCGCTGGGGGAAGCTGGCATCGCGCAAGACGTGGCCCAAGAATGTGAAGTTGACGCCGAGGTCGAGGCACGCCTGCACCGTCTCCCAGTTGCCGCGCCAGTTCCAGAGCCGGTCGCCCAAGGACTCGGCATGGTGCAGCACGTAGGGTAGGATGGGCGTGCCATCAGCCCGGCGGTAGGGGTAGGCGTCCCCGCTGTAGGACTGCCCGAGCACCGCGGCCGTCACGTCCTCGTCCCGGCTGAACGTCTCGATCCGGTACTCGGGCGCCTTCGGGTCGCTCACGTCGAGGCAGTCCCAGCACCAGCCGACCCCCGAACGCCAGCGCAACTCCTCGATCGAGGTCGGCACGTCGGGCGCGTCGGGGTCTGACTCGGCGGTGCAAAGGTCGGGGAACACCGGGCGGTACTGGGCCACGCCGGACGGGCTGACGCTGATCCGCATCGCGCACTCGCGGAGCCCGATCACCATCGCTTGATACCGGGGCATCCTCGCCCACAGACCCGACGCCCGGATCGCGGTGTCGAGCACGCCGTAGATCGGGGCGTCCTGCGAGTAGACCTCGGGCTCGGTGATGTAGAGCGCGGCCGTCTCCCGGCAGATCGAGGCGAGCGGCATGCAGGTTGTCTTGGCGATCCCCCACGCACTCGACCGCTCCCGGCCGACCTCCTCGGCGATCCGCTGCTCAAGGTCCAGTTGCCAAGCGCCGTCGAGCATGCGACGGACCAGCCGGGAGTGAGCCCAGCGGCGTTGAGTCTCCATGTCGGAGGGCGTCGGGACGATGGTAGGATCGCCGTACTCGGTGCTCATGCCGCAACGGTAGCACGTTCGGCGCGTTTAGTCATGAGTGAACGTCAGGCTACCCGTACAGTCGCATACGCCACCCTGCCCAGCGGGAACACGTAGTCCTTGAGCGCGTACCGGAGGGCGTCGATCCGGTCCTTGGATGGGTGCTGCGTGGTGTAGTCCCATGTCTCGATCGCCTCGACCAGCGGGGCACACCGAGACCGCACCACCAGCCGGCCGGACGCCATCGCCTCGTACAGATACCTACAGCCGGTGTCACGACTCCCCCCGCGCATCTTCTCTTTCGCGCCCATGATCCGGGGGCTCAACCCGTTCTGCGCGACCTTGAGCTCGTGCGCGAGTCGCCGGGTGAGGTCGTAGTTGCCCTTGTACTCGTGCCTGCCCTGAACGGGGTTGTCGCCGTAGACCGTGCGTAGGTGGCGCCACAAAATGCCGTTCCTCGCCAACATGCGGAGGATGTCCTGGGCGAACATCGTAACCGTAGCCGTACCGGGCAGGCTCACCATGTCCTCGACGATCACCGACTCGACCGCGTGCCCCGTTTCGGACCGGCTCGACTCGACCAGCGCGAGCACGGCGACCAGACCCTGCGGACGGTCGGCCGCCGCGTAGTCGATGCCGAGGTGCCAGCGGGTCTCCCCGTCGAGCCGGGCGCGGTCAGAAACGTGCTTGGCCGCGTCCCAGATCGGCGCGAACCACGCGCCCTCGGGCCGGACCTCCCAAAGCCCGTTCAAGGTGATGCCGGCCCACGATGCCGGCTCCTTGCGCCACATCTCCGCGATCCAGACCGCATCGCAGATCGTCCCGTCCTCCAGTGTCCGGATCTCGCCCGTGTCGACGTGGCGCAGGTTGTCCTCGGTCAGCTCGGCGTGGACCTCGGGGATCAGGCCGGACTCGACAGCCGCCCGGATGTGCTCGACGGGGCCGTTGATCGGGGTCAGCGACATCAGCAGCACGCCGGCCTTGACCAACAGGCGCTTCCGGAGCTCGCGCATCATCTCGGGGCTACAGGGCTCGTCCACCAAGACCACGTCCACCGTCGCACCGGCTACAGCGCGGGGGCCCTGGTCGTCCGTCACCCACCGAATCGTGGACCCGTTCCGAAACCGCGTCATGGGCCGGTTGGCGCCGAACCCGGTTTTGCTGTTGTACTCGCAGTCCGGGTCGAGCACGTCGGCCGGGAGCAGCGCGTGGAACTTGCCCTGGATGCTGATCGACTGCGCCTGGTTCAACGAGCAGACGATCACTTCGATCGGCGGGGTCTTGCTCGGGTAGTGCGGGTGCGTCCCGAGACAGCGCCAGATCACCTCGGCAAGCGCGGCGGTGCTCTTGCCGAGGGCCTGATTCCCGGCGCGATACAGCTTGTCTCCCGGCAGACGTAGCCAGCGGTCTTGCGGGACGAGCCAGCGGAAGTAGTCGAGGGGGCTCGCTGCGCGGCGTCGGGCCAGCTCGGCGAGGTTGCCCCGCAGCCGGGAGCGGTCCATCAGTTCGCCGGGCGGCCGGGGGTAGCGGGCCGGTCGCCAGCCTGTACGATCGCCAGCACAGACCGGCGCATCGCGGGCGGCATCGCGAGGAGGTCGGATGCGACCTGCCCGATCAGGTCGTCGTCTGTCAGTTCGCCGGACGCCGCAGCCCCCGCCAGCCGCACGGCTGCATCCAGCTCGGCGCGCAGGTCGACCTCCAGACGCAACAGTCGGGCGGCGCTGTCGTTGCTCCCCTTGTCCGTCGCGGTCATTCGCAGCGCCACGGTATCCGACAGCCGGGCGCGCATGGCCTCGATCGGATCTGCGATCTCGGGCGGCGGGCGACGGCGGCGGACAGGCTGCGGGGGCGGCGCCATCAGCCCCTCGAGGTCGGCGATCTGGCGGGCGAGATTGGCGGCCGACCCGAAGCTCTCGCGGCTTCTGGCCTCCTCCATGAGATCCCGCAGCATGGAAACGTGGGCGACTCGGCGGGCGTTCAGTTCATCGCGTTTAGTCATGGCTGAACGATAGCACGCCATAAACCCCCCTGCCCTGCGGGTGGGCGCGAGGACAAACGACTAA